CTGATCTCGTCTGCATTATCGATGGCATGGTTTGTCTAACAAGCTTGAAGGATGTCAGAAAAGTTGATGAATCTTGTACATCGATTCGTTTTTTATGCCTGATTTTTTTAGTTTTGTGTCCAATTTTTGTTGACAAGTGCAAGTGACTGCATCTTTGATTGTATGAAGTGATGTATTAGTAATGGCAATAAGAGTGCTAATTGCTGATGATCACGCTCTATTGAGCCAATACGACCCGTTGAATTTGGCGGGTCGTTCAACAGATAGTAGGAGGTTATTATGAAGAAATTTTGTTTTTTGTTTTTGATAATCTGTGGCTTGATGGTTTTCTGCCTTCAGGATTGTCAAGCGCGGCAGAAATTAAATCTTGCTGATCTGGAAAATAAATATAACGCCGTGATTGGTGTTTACGCCGTTGACATGGAGAATGGAAAAAAAATTTGCTACAAACCTGATACGCGTTTTTCCTACTGCTCGACACACAAAGTTTTTACGGCTGCAGAATTGCTAAGACAAAAAAATACCTCCGATTTGAATGAAATTCGTAAGTTTTCGGCGGAAGATATTTTGTCCTACGCGCCAATCACCAAAGACCATGTTGCTGATGGCATGACGCTGGCGGAAATTTGTTCGGCATCGCTCAGGTGGAGTGACAACACGGCGGCAAATTTAATTTTGCAGGAGATCGGCGGCGTGGAAAATTTCAAGGTGGCACTTAAAAATATTGGCGACAAAACTACCAAACCTGCGCGAAATGAACCTGAACTTAATCTTTTCAATCCAAAAGATAATCGTGATACTAGCACGCCGAGACAGATGGTAAAAAATTTGCAAGTCTATATATTCGGCGATATTTTGAGCGACGACAAGAAAAAACTGCTGATTGATTGGATGAGCGACAATTCCATAACCGACACGCTTATCAAGGCAGAAACTCCGCAAGGTTGGAAAGTTATCGACAAGAGCGGTTCAGGCGATTATGGGGCGCGGAATGATATTGCCGTGATTTATCCGCCCAATCGCAAACCCATTGTCATGGCGATAATGTCGCGCCGCACGGAAAAAAATGCAAAATCTGACGACGCTATGATTGCGGAGGCGGCAAAACGAATTTTTGATAATTTAGTATTTTAAAGGGGCTTGATAGCATCGGTATTGCCGATGGGCAGAGAGGGCCATCACGCAAAAATATTTCGCCAAACATTTATATCTCACTCAAACTTCGCACACCTGAAACCCTTACTATTATATCATATTCCGATTTTCTTCATCAAAAATACGGCAGAGAATCCTGCGTTTCCTCTTGGATTCTCTGCCGTAATCCTTTTTTCCTGCTTATGCTCTGATTTCCGTCCCGTCCTTGAAGGTCACCCGGATATCGTCTTTGCTGTACACTGTGATGAAATCCACCAGGCTGCCCCACAGCCGGGCATCGAACTCCTTAATGAGATCCTGATTCCTAAGCTCCTTGATGAAGCTGTCCATCTGACGGCTCCGGGCCTTGCGATACTGGATGGCTTCACAGGTCTTGTCGTACTGCGTCTTCGCTGCTTCATACCGACTGACCAGTTCGTTGTAGTTCCGGTCATAATCATCCTGGTTCTGCGCGACCCTGGCGTTCTCGGCTATGAGCTGCTGTATCTTGTCGGCCAGCAGGTTCAAATCTGTGCTTATCCTGTCCCGCTCCTCTTCCAAGTCTTCTGTGTCAGTGAGCCGTTCCTTCAGCAGTGTGATGCTGTCAAGTACGTCCGCTTTGTTTTCGATGAGCTGATTGACGGCCCGGACGAAGGCTTCCTTGATATCATCCTCTGTCAGATGTGGTGTCTTGCAATGGCTCTTGAACTTATCGTTGCATCGGTAGATGGTTCTGCGGTACTTGTCGGTCGAATGCCAGACCTTGGCCCCGTACCAGCCTCCGCACTGGCCGCACTTGATTTTGCTGGAGAAGATGGATACGCCGCTGTAACGTCCCCTGCCTTCACGCCGCCGCTTGATTTCTTCCTGTACCCAGTCGAAGACCTGCGGGCTGATGATGGCTTCGTGGTTATTTTCCACATAGTACTGCGGCACTTCCCCTTCATTCGCTTTCGTTTCTTTGGTCAGGAAGTTGACGGTGAACCGCTTCTGCAGCAGGGCATCGCCCTTGTATTTCTCATTTGTCAGGATGCTCTCTACCGTCCCCGGATACCAGCGTTTCTTTCTTGCCGGAGTTTCCAGCCCTCTGGAAGTCAGCTCCCTGGCAATGGAGTGGAAGGTATACCCGTCCAGGAACAAGCGGTAAATCAGTTTCACCGTCTTGGCCTGTTCCCGGTTGACGACCAGATTCCCGTCAGGCCCTTTGTCATAGCCGAGAAAATGCCTGTAGGGAACACTCACCTTGCCATCAGCGAACCGCTTCCGATGACCCCAGGTGACGTTTTCCGAAATGCTCCGGCTTTCTTCCTGCGCCAGGGAACTCATGATGGTGATGAGGAGTTCGCCCTTGGCATCGAGCGTCCAGATGTTTTCCTTCTCGAAATAAATCTCGATGCCCTTATCCTTGAGCTTGCGTACCGTTGTCAGGCTGTCTACGGTATTTCTGGCAAAGCGGCTGACTGATTTTGTGACGATGAGGTCGATTTTCCCATCCATGGCATCCCTGACCATCCGCTTGAAACCATTGCGGTGACGCGTGTTGGTCGCCGAGATGCCTTCATCGGTGTAGATGCCGACAAATTCCCAGTCATCCCGTTCCCTGATATAGTTCGTATAATAATCGACCTGTGCTTCATAGCTGCTGATCTGGTCATCATGGTCCGTGGAAACCCTGGCATAGCCCGCTACTCTCCGCTTCTTCCGGCTGTTAATCGGAGCCGCCGTATAACGGCTGATGGTGGCCGGGATGGCCCTTACTGTCTTTGCCACTTTTCTCCGCTCTCCTTTCTCCGTGCCTTGGGACGCCGCTTGGATGGCGTAGGCGTATAAGAAATCTCTTCTGTTCTCCCACTCTTGAAATGGACAGTCAGGCAGTCTGGCTTTCCGGCTTCGATAGATTCCACTTTCCCCCTGAATCTATCCTCATCAAAGTCCTCTAACCCCATGGTCTCTGCGGCCACACGCTTCAGGTCATCTTCCCGGATGCTGACCGATTCACATTTGCCGCCTTTGCTGCATCGCCAATAAACAGGCCTGTCATGCTTCGTTTTACACCGCCGGAAAGAGGATCCGCACAAGGCGCACCGGATGCGGGTCGTAAAGACGGAGAACCGTGTTCCCTTGCCATTGGCCATGTAGTTTTTCATCCATGCCCTCTGACGATCCTTATACTCATCGGTCCAGCAATCCTTCTTCGCCGTTGATACCCAGTGCCGGATAAGTTTCTGTCCGTTTTTCATACAGAAAACCATCACATGGTATTCTGGCACTACTATCTTTTCGACCCGGTCAAGAAACGCCTGCTCATCGAAATCATCCAGGCCTAGGACTTCTGTACTCTCCTTCACGAGGACTGCATGCGGGATACTGCCTTTTGCGCCGCAATTCCGGCCTTTCAGTTTATGGGAGCCGCAATCCCAGAATTCTTCAAAGCCCCGGTCTGTGCGGCGATTGTGCATATAACTCCGACCGCAGATGCCGCATTTGATTTTTCCCGTGAAGCAGGTCGTGTTCAAGGACTTATTGGCCAGCGCCCCCAGTTCCTTTCGCCGCGCCATCTCCTGCTGCACGTAATCAAAGGTTTCCTTGTCGATGATAGGCTCATGCGTATTTTCAACATAATACCTAGGAAGTTCGCCCCGGTTCTTCTTCCGCTTCTTGAGGATTGGATCCGTCACATTTTCCTTCTGGAAAAGCATATTGCCAGTATAGGTAACATTGGTCAGGACAACCCTGATGTTGGAATCCATCCAGCGGCAGCCATTCCGGGTCGTGATGCCTTCGGCAGCAAATTCCCGTTCGGTTTCAAGACGTGACTTGCCATCAAGGAAATTCTGGAAGATGCGCCTGACAACAGCTGCTTCCTCGGGAACTACCACCAGGTTATCCCCTTCCCAGCGATACCCGTAAACACGGAACCGCCCGTTAGGATTCCCCTGCTCAAATTGTTTCTTGATGCGCCACCGGATATTTTCACTAATGGAACGGCTTTCCTCCTGGGCAAAAGATGCCAGGATGGTCATCATAAGCTCGCCGTCCCCGCTCATGGTATGGATATTCTCTTTTTCAAACCAAACTTCGATGCCCAGCTCTTTCAGATGCCGGACGGTACGCAGAAGGTCTACGGTGTTGCGTGCGAAGCGCTGGATGGACTTGGTCAGGATGCTGTCTATCTTCCCGGCTTCGGCATCTTCCAGCATCCGCAGGAATTCCTGCCTCTTATTCATACCCGTCCCAGAGATGCCATAGTCGGCATAGACCCCGGCGTATTCCCAGTCCGGGTTCTTCTGGATGAGGCTGCTGTAATAACTGACCTGCGCCGAAAGGGAATGGTGCATCCGCTCCGATTCCATGGATACGCGGGCATAGGCTGCGACTTTCTTTCTTTGCTTCAAATTTGGTATGCGTCGTTCAATCTTACGGATAGTCCGCATAGAATCAGCTCCTTTCGACACTATATATCACTCTGTTTGATACAATTATCAAGTGTATAAGTCCCCGGAAAAAGGCTGATAGCGGCGAAGCATCTCCTGCTCGAAGTCCCGGTACTCCTTCCCGGTGATGAGCTTTTCGGCCAGCATCCGCCTTGCCAGATACATCGCCATCTGGAAGGCTGTTTCATTTTGAAACGACCTCTTATCCATGGCGGACACCTCCGAACCGGTATGCAATATAGCATGCGTGGGAGCAGAACTTCCGATGGCTGTTGCCGTAGACAGTGAATTTCTTCCCGCAAGCCGGACAGGTATAGTTGTAGACTGCCTTCCGCTTCACCAGCTCCAGATGTGCGTTCCACCACTTATTCCGGCAGGCATCGCAGCAGAACCGTTTCCGCTTCCGTCCCGTATTCTGCTCAATCGGCTTTCCGCACTGCTCGCAAACTGAGGCTGCCGACTTCGCCGCCAGGCTGTGCCGCCGGCAGAACGACTTCACTGTATTGATGGAAATCTGGAGCCGCGCCGCTATCCTGCCATATCCTGCCCCATCCCGGCGCATGGCAATGATCTGTTGTTTCTGTTCGTCCGTCATGATGGACACCTCCTGAAAATTTAGCTTTCAGGAGTAATAGGACAGAACAGCTATCGTTAAGTACTTCAAAAGAAGATTCAACAGGACTTATCTATTTTTAGATATAGTCTTTTCAGTTTTATCTAAAGCTTGACATTATAGTCATATGATGACTATAATAAACCTACCTCAGAAAGGGAGATTATACTATGTCATATAATCGTTACAAAAATACGCAAAAAAGAAAAAATTATCTATTAATCCATAATAAGGAAAAGTATGATAGAGTATCTATCATACTTCCAAAAGGAACAAAAGAAAAAATAAAAAGGCTAGATATTAAATCTAGCCTGAATCATTTTATCAATATGGCCATATACGAAAAAATTAAACGAATGGAACAGGATGGTAAAAATGACTTATAAATTAATCAATGATAATTGTTTCGATTGGATGAAGAATCGAGAAGAAAATTCTATTACTGCAATAGTTACAGACCCGCCATACGGTGTAAAAGAATACACGGAAGAAGAGTTGAAAAAAAAGAGAAATGCATCTGGAGGTATATGGCGAATTCCTCCAGCCTTTGATGGCCGAAAAAGAAGTCCATTGCCAAGATTTTCTGTTATCAATGACAGTCCATTGGAAAGAGACAATGTATATAATTTTTTTATTGATTGGGGCAGGCTTGCCTTTAAGGTTCTCGTTCCTGGTGGACATATTTTTATTGCATCTACACCTTTATTATCTGACATAGTTAGTCGGGCTTTACGAGATGCTGGTTTAGAACGACGCGGAGAGATTGTCAGAGTCGTAAAAACTTTTCGAGGTGGAGATCGCCCAAAAGGCGCAGAAAAAGAGTTTTCTATGACAACAGTTATTCCTCGTGGTTGTTGGGAACCGTGGGGGCTTTACAGGAAA